ATGACCCCCGCACCCATCCCCACCATCGTTCGCGGCCCCTTCGGAAACCTCATCCCCAACCCCCGCTTCAACCACCGGATCTCGAAGCACGCAGCAGGACGCCTCGGCCAGACCCGCCCCAAGCGCAGGAATCGCCGCAAGCCGTGACCGAGCACGTCTACCTCGAATCCGGCTGGTGCTCATGCGGACACCACCGCGACGACGGCAGACGCGACGACCGTTCGACCCCGTACCTGCCGACCCGCGCCGAGATCCGAGCAATCCTCGGCCCCACCTACCAGCCCAAGGAACGAACATGACGACCATCACCCGCCACCTACTCGCAGTCGAGCCGGATGCCGTGACCACGCACATCGAAGCCGGACAGCAGCGACTCATCCGACTTCGACGGCGCGCACTCATCGCCGAGTGCCGCCGATACGCCACACGCGCTCGACGCGCTCGACTCCGAGGCCTGCTCGCCGACATCCGATCGATCGGCCACCAGCTCGACGCGCTCGACCCCACCGCCCCCGAGGCGACAGACGTGATCAAGGCCGCGACCCGCCTCATGGACAGCATCCACCGCGACCTCGAATTGTGCGGCGCATGACCCCCGATCAGATCCCGCCCCACATCGGGATTCCCGCAGCTCTCATCCTCTGGGCGATCTGGTTCGCCCTCAAAGCACACGACACCCGGAAGGGCGCACGATGACCGAACGCAAGAAACTCACCACAGGTCAGGTTGCCGAGCGCTTCGGCGTCAACCGCTACACCGTGCAGAAGTGGGCCGACGAAGGCAAGCTCCCCTGTACTCGCACCCTCGGAGGCGATCGCAGGTTCGACGCCGCCGAGATCGAGAAGCGCCTGGCCCTGTCGTGATCAAGTACGTCAGCGCCGTCGAATGGGCCTGCCCCAAGTGCCACGACACCGGCCTAGCCCGCACCCCCGAACAAGCCGCCGAGGATCTCGGCCAGCACGCCGAGGACTATCACTGATGATCGCCGCGATAGCCCTCGTCGCGATCACGGTCGCGTTCAGCGTCGTCGGCCTCGCCGGGATGCTCCGCAGATGAGCGAGCACAGCAGTCGCGGATCGGTCTGGCAGAAAACCCGCCGCCGCATCCTCGACCGCGACGGCTGGCTATGCCGCTTCTGTGGCAAGCACCTCGAAGGCGACGACGCCACCGTCGATCACAGCATCGCCAAGGCCAAGTGGATACGCGACGGCCTGCCCGGCGATCCCGACGCCGACAGCAACCTCCTCGCCGCCTGCCGATCCTGCAACAGCTCCAAGCAAGACAGCGACAGCGGCCCCCGCATCAACTACTACAACCCCCGCTGGATCACCCAGCCCGCATGACAGGACACCCCATGAGCCGATACGCCAACGCCGCACGCATCGCCCGCGACGAGGCCAGGGCACGCCGCCACGCCCTCATCGTGACGCGCACGGCCTACGACGCCACCCGAGTCATGCGCGCCCTACAGGACGCCCTACGGCCCCGCGACGGCGAGCACCCCAAGCTCATGCACAGCAACGGCCTATGGGGCGCGAGCAGTGACGCATGGGGGAGTGGCCGCATCACCGTCCGCGTGCAGGGCGTAGGCCTACGAGGCATCACCGCAGACGCCGTGCTGATCGAGCGCACATGCCAGCGCAGCACCGTCGCCGACGCGCTGCTCATCGTCGCCACCTCACACGCCCGACTCATCGGGGAGTGGTGATGCGCGAGCTGATCCGATCCAGCGGCGAGCTGCTGGCAAGCCTGCCTGCTCCGATCGTCGGACTCGGCGTGCTGCTGGCAATCGCCGCGACCGTCTGGGCCGTGGCGTTTTTCTGAAACGCACCCCCAGGACACCCCGCCCCAGTTTTCATTTTCACCAGATCAGACCTGAAATATCCAGATTATGAGCGACACGACGACAGACCAGGCCGAGCCGTTCCAACTCCCCGACGATTCGACCTGGCTCAGTGCCGTCGAGCTGTTCCAGCGCGAGGCGTCGGCCTGGCTCACCCCCGCCGACGCCCCGCAGCTCATGGCGCTACGCTCGATCGCTCAGCAGCTCGACAAGGGCAAGTTCCAAGCCGCGCTGATCTCCCAATTCACGCTCATTCACCGCACCCTGCGCGACAAGGGCGATCCCGAGCGTGCCAAGGGCGGCGCGAAGCCCGACCAGAATGACCCGGCCATGCTCGACATCTTCAAGGGGATATGGCGGGGCGACCAGTGAAGCCCTCAGCCGCCGAGATCCAGCCGTGGCCCCCGGCGCGCTGGACGCCCCCGCTCTCGCCCGACTTCGCCTCGGCGATCGACGGCTACCTGCCCCTGTTCCACCTCGTCTGGGAACGCGCATTCGGGTACACGCTCGAAGCGTGGCAGATCACCACCATCCGCCATGCCCTTGAGATCTATCCCGAGGGCCACCCGCGCGCCGGGCAGCTCCGACACCGGCAGGTGATCATCAGCCTTGGGCGGCAGAACGGCAAGACCGAGATAGCCGCCGCGATCGGGCTCTGGGCGCTGCTGATGAAAGCCCGCCCGACCGTCGTCGGCATCGCCTCGAACGCCGATCAGGCGAAGCTCGTCTACAAGCGCACGATGGGCGCGATCAAGGGCACACCGCAGCTCGCCCGCAAGTTCCGCGCCCTCACCGAGACACGCGGCATCCAGACGATCGACGGCGGCACATACGAGATCAAGGCCGCGAAATCCGCCGCCCTACAGGGCATCCCCGTCGATGTCGGCCTAGTCGATGAGCTGCACATCCTCGTCCGCGAACTCTGGTTCGACCTCATCAACGGCCTCGGCGGTCGCCCAAACTCGCTCGTCGTCGGCATCACCACCGCAGGCGACGCCGGATCAGAGCTGCTGCTGTACCTCTACGACCTCGGCGAGCAAGCCATCGCCGCAGGGATCGACGGTGATCGGCGCGTCGGGTTCTACTGCTGGGAAGCGCTCGAAGCGCACATCCCGCCCGATGGCGCAGCCGGTGACGCCGAGCTAGCACGCGAGATCGCCCGCGCGAATCCATCCGTCGCATCCGGTCGGCGCGACATGGAAATCGAGCTTGCCGAGGTGCGCGGGATGCCACCCCAAGACGCGATCCGCTACCGCCTAAACCGCTTCGTGGACTCCGTAAGCGAGTTCATCACCCGAGATCTCTGGGACGCGAACTACACCCGCGAACCGTTCCCCGATGGCCGCCCCCTGTTCACCATCGACCGCACCCCCGGATGGGACTACGCCTCGATCGGAGTATTCGGGAAGATGCCAGACGGGCGCACATACTGCGACCTCGCCGCATCCATCGTGCGCCCCACGATCTCGCAGCTCGCCGACATCTGCCAGCAGCTCGCCCGCCACAACCCGACCACGTTCGGCATGGACGGCCTCACACTCAAGGATCTCGGCAAGGAACTCGAACTTCGAGGCCTGCCCGTGACGATGATCACCCACGCCGACATCCTCAACGGCTCCGCCCTGTTCTACTCGAAGGTTCAGCAGGGCCAGCTCGCGCACCCCGGAAACGACCTGCTCGCACGGCAGATCCCCGTCACCAAACGCAAAGACTCCGGCGACGGGTTCAAGATCTCCCGCAAAGAGTCATCCGTGGCGATCGATGGCGTCATGTCGCACGTCATCGGAGTGCAGCTCGCCGAGACACAGCTAACCCCCGAACTGCAGATGTTCTAGGGTGCCACCTTCCGTGGTCTATGTGGCTTTTTGACGCGTGTCCGGACTAGGGGAAGTGGCCCTCCCGGCTGCATCGTGTTCGACGTGGCAAGCATCAGGGAATGGCTCACCGGGCGCAAGCGCGAAGCCGACACGACGACCAGCAGCGACTCGACCGGGATCATCCCGCCCGCACGCTCCGCAGCCGTCGCGACCGGCGTGACCGTCGCCGAAGCGCTCACGCTCCCCATGGTCTACCGGGCGATCCAGGTTCACGCGATCGCCGCCAAGCAGCTCAGCATCGACACCACCCGCTACGGCCTCACGATCGACGATCACCCGCTGGCCCGCCGCCCCGACCCGGACGGCACCCGCTCCGGCTGGATCGAGCAGGCCGTCGTGTCGCTCGCCTCATCCGGCAACTGCTACTTCGAGATCGTCCGGGATGCGTTCGGCGTCGTCGTCGCGCTCCCCGTCCTCAACCCGCTCGACGTGCGAATCCAGACCAACCGCGACGGACACACCACCGGCTACGAGTACCGGGGCCGCAAGTTCACCCCGGCGCAGATCTCCCACATCACCCTGCTTCGCGTGCCCGGCTCCGCCTACGGCCTCGGCCCCATCCAGGCCGCACAGCCCGACCTCCGGGGCGCGATCTCCACCCGCGACTACGCCGCCGCCTGGCTCGACCAGTCGGGCGTTCCGACTGGCGTCCTCAAGTCCGACCAGTCGATCAACGCCGACCAGGCCGCGCAGGCCAAGGAGTTCTGGAAGGACAACGCCGGGCAGAAAAATGGCGTCGTCGTGCTCGGCAGCGGCCTCGGCTACCAGCCGATCTTTCTCAGCCCCAAAGACGTGCAGTTCATCGAAGCGCAGCAGTTCAACGTCACCAGCATCGCCCGCATGTTCGGCGTGCCCGCCTCGCTCATGCTCGCCGCCGTCGAAGGCGGAAGCCAGACCTACAGCAACGTTGAGCAGGACTGGCTCGCCTACGTGCGCTTCACCCTCATGGCCTACCTCGTCCCGATCGAGGACGCCCTGAGCGACCTCATGCCCGGCGCGCAGCGGGCACGCTTCAACATCGAAGCCCTGCTCCGCGCCGACACCACCAGCCGCTACGCGAGCTACAAAACCGCGATCGACGCCGGGTTCATGCAGCCCGAGGAAGTTCGCCTCATCGAAGGCCTCGGCCCCATCATCCCCTCGAAGGAAGTCACCGCATGACCGACCAGCTCGAAACCCGATCCCTTGAGATCCGGGCCAGCGTCGATGCGGACGCCCGCACCGTTTCCGGCGTCGGCGTCCCCTACGGCGAGATCATCACCGTCTGGGGCCAGCGCGAGATGTTCGCGCCCGGCTCCGTGCGCGCCGAGGGCGCGAAGCTGCTCTACCGCCACGCCGACCCGATCGGCGTCGTCACCGACGCCGACGACAACGCCGCCGGCTGGCACCCGACCGCCCGCATTTCGACCACCACGCGCGGCGACGAGGCCTACCAGCTCGCCCGCGACGGCGTTCTCGACGGCCTGAGCGTCGGCTTCACCCCCGTCAAGTACCACATGGAACGCGACGACCTCGGGGAATACATCGTCTACGACGAGGCGATCGTCCGCGAAGTGTCCCTCGTCCCGTTCCCCGCATACCCGTCCGCCCGCGTCCAGCACGTCCGCTCCGACCACACCAGCAACCCGACCAGCACAGGAGGCACCATGCCCGACCAGACCCCCGACACCACCCCCGGCCACACCCGCGAAGCCGACGACATGCGCGAACTCCGCGAAGGCGTCGAAGATCTCAAGCGATCCTTCGCCGTCATGCAGCAGAACGGCGTGCAGATCGCCGAGCCGGTCACCGACACCCGCAGCGCCGGACAGATCCTCAAGGCGATCATCGCAGGCGACGACGACACGATCCGCGCCTACAACGAGCTGATCGAGCGCGCCTACGCGGGCGGCACGACCGCCGATGCCGCGATCAAGGATTCGTGGGTCGGCGACCTCACCCGCATCTACGACGCCTCGACCGGCGCTCTCGTGTCGCTGTTCGCGACCGGCACCCTGCCCCAGACCGGCATGAACATCGAGTTCGCCGAGCTGGACACGAACAGCCTCACCGTCGGCAAGCAGGCCGCAGAAGGTGACCCGCTCCCGCTCGGCAAGGTCAAGCTCAAGACGCGCACCGCCGAGGTTCACACCTTCGGCGGCGCGACCGAGCTGACCCGTCAGGAGATCGAGCGTTCGCAGCTCCCCATCCTCGACCGCAACCTCGAAGCGCTCACCATGGCCGCAGCCGTCGCCCACAAGGTGCAGCTCCGCGCCGCGTACAACACGCTGCTCGCCGCCCGCGTCACCGCTGGCGACGTGGTGGACGTTCCCGCGATCGCCACCGCCGATGCCAACGACTGGCTCGATGCCGTCGTGGACGGCGCAGTGAACTTCGAGGAGAAGGCCGCAGGCATCGACGCGCTGCTGGTGTCCACCGACGTGTTCAAGGCGCTCAACCACCTCGAAACGAGCGGGCACCGGCTGTTCCGCGTGGACTCCGACGCCCGCACGGTCGGCGAGCTGGATCTGACCGCCCTTCAGGGTGACATCGCCTCGATGCGCGTCATCTGCGACACCGGGGCCACGGCTGGCACCGCCGCGTTCGTCAACGGTCGCGCCCTGCGCTCATACCTCTCGCCCCTCGCGCAGCTCCAGGACGAGAACGTGCTGAACCTCACCAAGGCATTCAGCGTGTACCGGTACGGCGCGATCGCCGCCGAGATCCCCGGCTTCGTCGTCCCCGTCCAGTTCGCCGCCTGACCATGACCGATCCTCGCCCGCTCGCTGACCGCCTCGCCGAGTACGTCGTACCCGGCGCGACCGCCGCGCAGATCCCCGCCGAGTACCTCAACGAATGCCTCGCCGAAGCGCAGGCCATGGTGACTCAGGCGATCGGAACCGCGCAGGGCGTGCCGCAGGTGATCAGCGACCGGGCGACGATCGAAGCCGCATCCGAGCTGTTCCACCGCAAGCAGGCCCCCAACGGAATCAGCCAGTACGCCGCCCCGGACGGCGGCGCGCTCCGCATCCCCCGCGACCCCATGAACGCCGCCCGAGCGATCCTCGCGCCGTACCTACCCCTGGGGATCGCATGACCGTCCTCAAGGATCTCCGCACCGGACTCGCCGAGGCGATCACCGCCGTCACCACCTACGACCACGTACCGGGGCGCGTGCTGCTACCCGCCGCATTCGTCCTCGCCGGATCGCCCTACATCGAACAGGGCGAAACGTTCGGCGATCGCCTCATCCGGTTCCAAATCGTCGTCTGCACCCACCCCAGCCTCAACGAGATCGAAACCGACTCCCTCGACCAGATCATCGAGAGCGCATCGGAAGATCTCGCCAAAAAGGGATGGGCCGTCGAAAGCGTGCAGCAGCCCGCCATCCAGGAACTCAACGGGGCCGAAGTATTCGCCACCGAAATCAACGTCGCCGCCCTGGTGACATTCGACTGAAAGGAGATCCCACCATGGGATCGACCCGCATCCGAGGCAATCGCAAGCCCCGCCTCACCCTCACCGCACCCGGCACCGACCACGCCGCCGACCTGCTCTCTTACAAGATCGAATCCGAAGCCGCCGACGCCGACGCGATCACCTTCGAGGACGCCGAGAAGGGCGAAGGCCGCGACTGGTTCCTGCGAGGCGCAGCGATCCAGTCCACCGCCACCGCCTCATTCTGGCGCTGGATCTGGGAGAACAACGGCATGGTGTCCGTCCCCTACACCGTCGCACCCCACGGCAACGAGACACCCACCGCCAACGAGCCGCACTTCGTCGGCATGCTGACCGTCAGCGTCCCCCCGGCGCTCGGCGGCGAAGCGTCCACCGATCCGAAGTCCTCGTTCCAGTTCGACTATGAGTTCAAGCTGGACGACAAGCCGACCATGGACACCGGCGCGGCAGGCTGACATGTCGGGAGTCGTCGTCAACAAAGGCCTACGGATCGAAGGCCTGCGCGAGCTGAACGCCAAGCTCCGCAAAGTCGGCGACGACTCCCAAGACATGCCCGATCTCATGCACCGGATCGGGAACATCGTCATCGCCAACGCCCAACCGCCCCGCGAATCCGGGGAACTCGCAGGCACCATGCGAGCCGGTCGCGGCAAGACCAAAGCCGTCGTCCGCGTCGGCTACGCCCGCCGAGGCGGGCACGCGGGCGTCGTCCACTACGGCGACCCCCACCGAGGGCACCGAGCCAACCGATTCATGATTCGCGCACTCGACAAAGCCCGCCCCGCCGTGATCCGAGAACTCGAACACGGCATCGACTCCATCATCCGCAAAAACCGACTCGCCTGAAAGGCCACACCATGACCGACACCACCCCCAACAAGTTCGACTTCGACCGCCTCACCCTCGGCGAAGTCGCCACCATCGAAGATCTCACCGGCTACGGCATCGGCGCGCTCAGCGTCGAGAAGCCGCAGGGCAAATTCCTCGCCGCGCTCTACATGGTCGCCCGCCGCCGCAACGGCGACCCCACGTTCACGTTCAACAAGGCCCTCACCGTCTCGATGCTCGACGCACAGGCCTACCTCGGCATCGACACCGACGACGAGAACAGCGCCGACGACACCGCCGAGGGCGACACCTTCGCGAGCGCCGAGGGGGAAGCGCCCGCCTACGGCTCGACCGTGACCGAGTAAGAGCAGCCGTCGTCGTCGCGTGCGGGTGGATACCACGCGACGAATACGACGCCCTCACCCTCGGCGAACTCAACGCCATCATCAGCGAAATCAACAGGCAACGAAAAGCCCACTAACCAGAAAGGCGGGGAGGCGTGCGAGCAGCACCAGGCACCTACGACCTCAGCATCTACGCCGGAGACACCTACGCCGCGCGCTTCGCGTTCACCGTAGAAGGCCAGCCGTTCCCACTCCCCGCCACTGGTTGGCGCGCACAAGCCCGCCCCAACCCCCACAGCGAAACCGTCATCGAGCTGACCGTAGACGCCACCGAAGCCGCAGGCGGCATCATCACCCTCACGATCCCCGCTGCGGAAACCGAGGGCATCGGATTCCCCAAGGGCGTCTGGGATCTACAGCACGCAGACGGCCTCAACATCTCCACCTGGATATCTGGCCGGGTCACCATCGAGAAGGACGTAACCCGATGAGCAACATCAAAGTGACCGTCCAGCCGCCAACGCCGGTAACAGTCATCCCAGAAACCGGCGCAGCAGTCATCGCAGCAGCCAACGCACGCGCAGCATCCGAAGCATCCGAAGCCGCAAAGCTCGCCGCCGAAGCCGCAGCAATCCGCGCCGAGTCTGTACCACTCACTAACGACGCCATCATGGCCGACGTGGCGAAAGATCCGGCATCGCAGTTCGGTGTTCAGCTAAACGCCACGATAGGTGAGAAGGTGCAGCCGGTCGCGAACGATGTCGTGGCGACTGCCGTGACCGCTCAGGACATCCCCGGTAAGGTCGCCACAGCCACCGGCGCGGCGATCACGGACGCGAACATCCCCGCCCTCGTGGATGAGGCCGCAGGGCCAGCGGTGACAGCTGAGGCGACGGAACAGCTCCCTGCCCTCGTCACCGCCGAAGTCGCCCTGCGCGTACCCCCGGCTGTGGACACGGCGATCACCGGGGCGGACATCCCCGGCAAGGTTGCGATCGCTCTCGCCGCACAGGCTGGAAAGATCCTCCAGGGCACCGGGATGCCGAACGGCGTCGTCACCGCTGGTGTCGGAACCCTCTACGTGGACACCGCAACCACAATGGGCGCGAGCGTCTGGCGCAAGGCCACCGGGACCGGCAACACCGGCTGGACGGTCATGGAGGGCGACACTGGCTGGCGAACGCTCACATCCTGGGACTCGGCCGGGGTCGTGTCGGGCGCGCCCCTGGTCGCGGGCATGACGCCGACGCCCGGCAGCGCGGGGTTCATCCGAATCATTCGCACGAACAACGACGTTGGTCCGGTGATCAGTGGCGCTACATTCACCGCATCCACGAGCTACATCGACCTCCCGGCAGGTTTCGGGCCGACCAACCCTCAGCGCAAGACGCTCGTCGCACTCGGCACCCTCGCCCTGTCGTGCTCCCTGAACTCAGCACGGCTATTCATCGACAACATCCCGGCCGGGACGGCAACAGGAACCGCCTACGGTGCATCTGCATCATGGGTGACCAATCGCGATTGGCCGACCACTCTCCCCGGAACCGCTGCATAGGAGCACGCATGGACATCACGACACTCACCGACGCAGAGCTCGACCAGCACAGGCTCGACGTGCTGAACGAGATGGAGCGGCGCGCGAACCTCGCCGCGATCCCCGCACAGGTCACCGCCCTCGCGCAGACGTACACGGCGGCAGGTGGCGACCCTGCCGACCTGACCGCAGCGCTCGGCTAACGCCCACCCTTAGTTGAGATTCATCGTCCCCCCTCGAAAGTAGGTAAGACAGCGTGGCGAAGAATACCGTCATCGTTTCCGTCCTCGGAGATACCCGCGACCTCCAGCGCAAGATGGGCGGCGCGGGCGGGATCATGTCCAAGTTCGGGAAGGTCGCCGCCGCCGCGACCGCGATCGCCGGGGCCGCAGTCGTCGCCCTCGGGACGAAGGCCGTGAAGTCGGCATCCGAGCTACAGCAGAACATGGGCGCGATGGAATCCGTGTTCAAGTCGAGCGCCGGTCAGATGACCAAATGGGCCACGACCGCCGCCTCGACAGTCGGCCTCGCCAAATCCGAATACGCGGGCCTCGCGACCGTCCTCGGCTCGCAGCTCAAGAACATGGGCGTGGCGCAGGCGCAGCTCGGCACCCAGACCAACAAGCTCATCGGCCTCGGCGCGGATCTCGCCGCACAGTTCGGCGGCTCCACCTCCGACGCCGTATCGGCCCTGTCGTCGCTCCTGCGCGGCGAACGCGACCCCATCGAACGATACGGCGTGTCCATCAACGAAGCCGCCGTGAAAGCCAAGCTCGCCGAGATGGGCCTCGCCGGTCTGACCGGCGAAGCCGAGAAGAACGCGAAACTCTCCGCGACCCTCGCGCTGCTCTACGCGCAAACCGCCGACGCGCAGGGCGCATTCTCCCGCGAGTCCACCACCCTCGCAGGCGCACAGCAGCGCCTCGCAGCCGGGGCCGAGAACCTCGTCGCCACCCTCGGAACCTCCCTCCTGCCCGCCGTCACCGCCGTCACCGCCTCGGTCGGCACCATGGTCAACAAGATCCAGGAATCCGCGTGGTTCCAGACGCTCACCCAGAACCTCTCGAACGCCTCTAACGCCTTCGCCGACTTCGTGTTCGGCATCATCAACGGCACCCAGACGCTCGACTTCGGGGCGCTGTTCGGCTCCATCATCCCCGCGATCACAAGCGCCATTCAGAACGCCGCAGCCTGGATCTCGGGCGGCGGCCTCGTGCCCGTCTTCGCCGCGCTCACCGACGCCCGCGAAGGATTCTTCACAGCCGCGATCACCCTCTTTCAGGCGATCACCGACGCGCTCCCCGAGATCCTCCCCGCCGCCGTCGAAGCGCTCGTGACCTTCATCCAGCAGCTCGCGACATTCCTGATCGAATCCCTGCCCGTCGTGCTCGACGCCGCCGTGCAGCTCTTCACCGCGATCGTCACCGCGATCCCGCTCATCGTCCCGCAGCTCGTCACCGGCCTCGTCACGATCATCACCGACCTAATCCCCGTCCTGCTCGGCATGATCCCCACGATCCTCGACGCCGCCGTGCAGCTCCTGACCGCGCTGATCGACGCCCTGCCGATCATCCTGCCCGACCTGATCGCCGCCGTGATCGGCCTGCTCCCCGTCCTCATCGCGACCCTGATCGGCCTGATCCCCAAGCTGCTCACCGCCGCCGTCAAGCTCTTCACCGCCCTCGTCACCGCCCTCCCGCAGATCATCCCAAAGCTGATCACCAAGCTGATCGAGATGGCCCCGAAGATCATCCGAACGCTGATCGGGATGATCCCGCAGCTACTCGAATCGGGCAAGCAGCTCTTCATGGCGATCGTGACCGCGATCCCCACGATCGCAGGGAAGCTCGGCCCCGCCCTCATCCGGCTCCTGCCCCGCATGGTCAGCGCCGTCAAGGGCATGATTCCGCAGATGCTCGCCGCCGGTCGCGACCTCGTCGCAGGCCTCGCCCGAGGCCTCGCCCAGAACGCCGGTCGCGTCGTCAGCGGACTACTCTCGATCGCCCGCAACGCGATCGGCGCATTCAAGCGATTCTTTGGCATCAACTCCCCGTCACGCCTCATGGCGTCCATGGGCGGGTTCCTTACACAGGGCCTCGGCGGCGGCATCGATAAGGGGATCTCGAAGGTTCGCGGCACCGTCCGCAAGCTCTCCACCGCCGTTACAGACAGTTTCTCGCCGACCCTCGACGCCCCGACCCTCGCCGACGTGCAGGCCGTCACCGTCAACGGTGCAGGAAGCTCGGCTATCGGCGGTGGGAACGTCTACAACATCACCGTCAACGCCGTCACCAGCAGCGTCGAAACAGGCCGCGCAATCGTCAACGCGATCCGCGACTACGAGCGATTCGAGCGGAACGGGGTTCCCGCATGACCGTCATCGAGCGGCCCCTATACGGCGTGATCCACGTGCAGACTTTCGACCTCGCCGGATCACCCTTCGTGCTCGACCAGTCCAAGCTGGACTACTCCCCGCTCGGCACGACCGGCGACAAGGCCAAATGGCGCGACTGGACAGCGACCGCGAACAACATCACCATCCGCCGGGGCATGCGATCCGAGGGTATCGAACTCTTCGCAGATACCGGCATCGCGACGATCACCCTCATCGATCCCGGCGAAGCGCTCGACCCCGAGACAGGCATCCACCCCGGTCAGCCCGCCCGCGTCATCGCTCGCGTCCCCGGCCAGCCTGACCGGCCCCTCTTTACCGGGAAAGTGTACGACGCCCGCCGCAGCATCGAGCGCGATCAGCACGGACGCACCCGCCCCGCCCTGACTCTCGTATTCGCCGACGCCGTGCAGACGTTCAACAGCATCACCCGCTACGGCGCGACCGGCCCCGAAACATTCCTCTCCCGGATCTCCCGCCTCGCCCAGTCCACCAGCGAACGCGTGCAGCTCCCCGCCACGTCACCCACCGCACTACAGGCACGCATCGTCACCGAGGCGAGCCTCGCCGACCATTTCACTCTGGCCTGCAACGGGGCCGGGGCGATGTGGTGGGTCGGCGCAGATGGCGTTACACGGTTCCAGTACCGCGCCCTCACCGCAGCGACCGACCTCGGCGTCGTCTGGAATCCCGACCTCATCCATGCCGACACCGCAAGCGGACTCGACGGCTGGGCCAACCGCATCTACCAGACCCGGATATCCGCCGTCCCCGACCCCGACAACCCCGGCAACTGGCTCAACGACGAAACGACCGAACTCATCTACGACGCCCCCCAATCAGTCGGCCGATGGGGCGAACGGCCCGCGACCTATCCGCTCGCATACGTCTACGACCAGGGCGACGACTCCGCACTCTGCATGCTCCGCATGCTCGGCCCAAACACCACCCCGACAGACACGCCCAGCAGCGTGACGATCAACGCCCAGAGCGACCTCGCCCGATTCTCACGCCTCGAAATCGGCGCTCGGCTGACAGTGAGCGTCCCCGGCGCATACGCCGAAACGCTCATCACCGCAATTCACCACACCATCACCCCTACGCGGTGGGTTATCACCCTCAATCTGATCGGAGCAACAAACACATGAGCTGGAAATTCTTCAACCCCGGCCAGATCCTCACCGCCGACGACGCGAACACCCTCATGCGACAGGGGCGAGCGATCGTCGCCAACGCGACCGAGCGAAACGCGATCTCTGCTGTCGAAGGTCAGCGCGTCTACCAGCTCGACAACAAAACCGAGTACGAGTTCATCAGCGGCTCGTGGGTCGGCGGCTGGACGCCCTACCCGCTGAACGGCCCTGACGCCGCCGAGTTCGTCGTCGGCGTGGCGCTCGAATGGAAGCTTGCTAACGGGATCGTCTTCCATCGCGGACGCCTCGACGCCGTGGCCGCGTCGATCCCCACGGGCTGGAAGAACGTGGCAACCCTGCCCGCTGTCGCCTGCCCGAACGCGACATCGATCTTCGCAGGCGTGGAAGACGCCACCACCTCAGACGGCTCCGTCGTCAGCGTCTCGATCCAGCCGTCCGGGGCCGTGAACATCCGCGCCGGTCAGGGCATCATCACACGCGCCCACCTCAACAACGTCGTTTACCCGCGCTGAAAGGAACGATCCATGCTCTACCCCAACGGCACCACCAGCCGCCCCAAGGTGTCCAGCCCCTACGGCCCCCGCGACTCCCGAATCGGAATCAGCAGCTTCCACGCCGGGGCCGACCTGATCGGCTTCGACACCATCCATGCGATCGCCGCAGGCCGCGTCACGTTCGCCGGATGGATGAACAACGCCGCAGGCCGAACCATCATCATCGACCACGGCGGCGGCGTCACCAGCGTCTACATGCACAACGACACCCACCGAGTGCGCCGCGGCGATCGAGTCACCGAGGGCCAGTCCATCGCCACCATGGGCGACACCGGCAACGCATCCGGCCCCTGCAACCACCTCGAGATACGCATCCGAGGTAAGCGCACCGAGCCGCTCGCCTACATCGCCGATCGGCTCCCCAGAATCCCCGCGCCGACCAGCGCAACCACCACCAGCACGACAGGAGAACAGGACATGATCCAAAACATCAAGGGCAAGGCAGGCAAGCGCTCGGGCGGCATGTGGCTCCTCAAGGACGGCAAAGCGACCTTCCTCGGCCACGACCCCGCGAGCACCCTGCCCTACATCGAGGATGAGGGAGTCATCCGCAACCTCGCCAAGCACTACGAGGGTCTGCCTGCATGATCGACCCGCTCGCGGTCATCGTCCCCCTGCTGACGTTCCTCGGCCTCGTCGTCGTGTCGCTCGTCGGCGGGGGGATCACCCTCGGCGTGCAGCTAACCAAGTGGTACGCCCAGAACCAGCTGCTCTGGCTCTACAACCGACAGCTCATCGACCACATCTACCGAGGCAACCCGCCGCCCCCGCCGACCCCGCCCGCTGGCCTCTACGACTGAAAGGAAACCCCCCAGTGTCCAAGTACAACACCCGAGCCGAGCGCCGCGCAGCCCTGCGCGAGCGCGCCGGTCACGTCCTCACGCCCGCATTCCGCCGATGGGCATACGGCCTCGCCGTCGCCGCCCTCGGCGTGGCGATCTGGGCCGACTGGCTCCCGGCCACCGTCACCCCCGTCGCCGTCCCGCTACTCATGGCCCTATTCTTCGTGGACAAGACCGGCGAGCCGCGACCCTGACGAACGGCCCTCAGACGCCCTCAGACGGCCCCGAACGACGATCGCCCCGCACTACCATGTGCGGGGCGATCTCGTGTCAGGGCGACCCTGACACCGATTCAGCCGTACCGAACATCCTTCGACTCAAGCTCATCTATAGCCGCCCGCATCCGTGTCCGGTCATATTCGACATAGCGCCGCGTCGTCGTCGGCGAAGCGTGCCCGAGCGATTCCTGCACTAGCAGCAGATCACTCCGCAGGGCATAAAGCCGAGTCGCGAACCGATGCCGCAGCGTGTGCATCGTCCACCCCTCCGGCAGCAGCGAGGCGAGCAGCTTGCCGACATAGCGCGGCGACAGGTGACCGTTGTCCGCACCGGGGAAGAAATAGCCCCTCGGGAGATCCACCAGCGCCCGCGCGAGCGACGACGGCAACGGCACCACCCGCTCCCGGTTGCCCTTACCATGCACCAGCAGCGACCAGCCCACCAGATCCTCGATGAGATCCCACGATGCCGCCTGCGCGACCTCAGCCCGCCGCATACCGACCTCGGCGGCGAGCCGCAGCATAAGCCCCTCACGATGCCCTGCACGCATAAGCGCCTCACGATAGACGCGATCCGGCGCAGGTCGAGCGCGAGGCGTCTGCAAGGGCACCTTCGGCAACGTCGCGCCGACGTTCTCGACCACCCGCCCCGACTCGACCGCCCACCCGTAAAAGGAATAGAACGTGTTACGGCGACCTCGCCGAGTCTCCAGCGCCCACGACTGCCCCGCCACATACGCGAGCAGCGCGCCCGCTGTTACCTCCCACGGCCCGCACGGCATCCGCCTCGCCAAGTGCTGCAAGTGCTCCCGCCGCGTGCGCCGCGTCGTCGTCGGCTTACCCCCTGCGATCTGCGCGGCATCGTAGTCGGCAATCGCGCTCAGCCATTCATCGTCAAGCATTGACCCTCCCTCAAGGGCATGACAAAAGTAAGCTCCCGCCCAACTGGACGGAAGCGCGAATCGGGTACGGGGGACACCGCCCCCCGCACCCATGAAACCAGGAAGCGGGCTAGCTACCGATCTCGCGGTCTGTATGCTCTTGTGACTCGAAGTGCAGTTCGGCGAATGCCCGCTGTGTCATCCGATCCGCGAAGGCCAGCTCGATCATGGGCCGAGCGGGCCACGTCTGCGGCGACTCCCAGCCGCACGAGCAGCGCAGCCGAACCTTCCGCCGTTGCCACCAACGTCGAGCAACCTCGACAACCTCGATGCTGGCGACGGGCTTGGACTTGGGCTTTCGCAGCTTCATCGCTCTGCGCTCCCGTTCTCGCGGTCTGTGCGTTGCTGCTCGATGAGCTTCGACAGCTTGGCGATGCGGCGGCGGACGATGGAGAGCCGCACGGATTGCAACTGCTCTCGATCCCCGGCTACTGCCTCCATCTCGCCCAGTGCGGCGAGGATGATGTCGGAGTCGATCATGCGTCTGCGCTCCCGTTCTCGCGTTCCGTGACCTGCCCGTACAGCAGACCTGCCCGCCGCGCACCCTCGCGCAGCGCAGCGATTCCCGCCGTCGAGCTGATCCCCTCAGCCCGCCGCCGCTCGTCCTCTTCCCATCGCAACATCGCGTCCCACGCTCCCTCGCTCATGCCGCCACCCGCTTTGAGTAGCGCTCGTATGCCGTCTGCCGAGTCACGCCCAGCCCCTCGGCGATATACGCCCACGAATGCCCCTGCGCGCGCTGGCCGGCCACCGCCGCCGCAATCGCATCCTCGATCTCGGCGCGCAGGCTCAGCAGCTCGGCAAGCTCCCAGTCATCGCCCTGCCCGACGCGGCGACCCGCCGCCCTGATGACGCGAGCGGCAAAGCCGACGTAATCGGGAGTCTCGACCGTGCGCCGAGTCACAGCTCGACCGCCTCGACGCTCAGGAGAGCCTGGTACTCTGCATCAAACCCCGCGCTCAGCCACTCGGTAGCGATCTCGATCGCTTCGGCTACAGAACAGAAGGTTGGGGGTTCGAGTCCCTCGGGGCGCGCACTGTGTTGAGACAGTAGTGAAATCCCCGTCGCGAAAGCGGCGGGGATTTCGCCTTTCCTGCGGTCTGATCCGCCAGCGCTCGGCGCGAGCCCTGGCGGCCCCGAGAACACCGGTCGGACGTAGGCTGGATGCGTGACTGCGTACGTCTCGGCTTTCGACCTGTTCTCCATCGGTGTGGGGCCGTCGAGTTCGCACACCGTCGGGCCGATGCGCGCCGGAGTCGACTTCGCCGATCGGCTGACGGCAGAAGACCTGCTCAGTCGCGTCGCGCGGGTGCGCTGCGAGCTGTTCGGCTCGCTGGGGGCGACCGGGCTCGGCCACGGCACTCCGGATGCCGTGGTCGCCGGCCTGCAGGGGCTGCACCCCGAGACCTGCGATCCGGCCGACGTGCGCGAGCTGTGGAGCGGCTGGCCCGAGGGGCGCGAGCTGCTGCTGGCGGGAGAGCAGGGCATCCCGTTCGCGAAGGACGACATCGCCTTCGTCCCGCGCACGCGCCTGCCCGGTCACCCCAACGCGATGACCCTGCACGCGCTCGACGCCGAGGGTGAGCCCGTGCTCGAGCAGACGTACTACTCGGTCGGCGGCGGTTTCATCCGCCGCGACGGGGAAGAGGCCCGCGTCGCCGCCGCCGCACAGCCGTACCCGTACGACACCGCCGAAGAGCTGCTCGCGCTGTGCGACGAGACGGGCATGTCCATCGCCGAGATAGCCCGGGGAAACGAGATGGCGGTGCGCTCGGAAGAGCAGGTCGCCGCAGGGCTCGATGCGATCTGGGATGCCATGGCATCCTGCGTCGACGCCGGGCTGCACTCCGGCGGCACGCTGCCCGGCATCCTGAAGGTGAGGCGCCGCGCGGGCGACATCCGCCAGCAGCTCGAGGCGGTCGAAGCCGACGGGCATCCCGCACTTCCCGGCGAATGGCTGGGCGCGTTCGCGCTCGCTGTGAACGAGGAGAACGCGGCCGGCGGTCGCGTCGTCACCGCCCCCACCAACGGCGCGGCCGGCATCCTGCCCGCTGTCGCGATGTACTGGTGGCGCTTCCTCGCCGACTCCGGCCTGGGCGTCGGCAACGCGGTCACCCCGCACGGCGAGCTGGTCGGCAGCGCCCTGCTCGGCTTCCGCTCGTCCCCCGCGGTGACCGCCGCCGAGGGATCCGTGAGCGCGTCGAACGGCGATGACGACGCAGTGGCCGAGGCGAACCGGCGCCGCGGCATCCGGCGATTCCTGCTCACCGCCACCGCGCTCGGTTCGCTGTTCAAGGCGAACGCGTCGATCTCGGGCGCCGAGGGCGGCTGCCAGGCCGAGGTCGGCTCGGCGTGCGCCATGGCCGCCGGCGGTCTCACCGCGGTGATGGGCGGCACGGTGCGGCAGATCGAGAACGCGGCCGAGATCGCGATGGAGCACCATCTGGGGCTCACCTGCGACCCGATCGGCGGGCTCGTGCAGATCCCGTGCATCGAGCGCAACGCGATCGCCGCCTCGACCGCGGTGACGGCCGCGCGCCTCGCCCTGCGCGGCGACGGTCACCACTACGTGTCGCTGGACGCCGTGGTCGAGACCATGCGCCAGACGGGCCTCGACATGTCGACGAAGTACAAGGAGACCAGCGAGGGCGGCCTCGCGGTGAACGTCATCGAGTGCTGA